GAGCTAAATTATCTAAGTCTAAATCAGGAGAAAATCATCATATGTATGGATTAAGAGGAGATAAAAATCCAGCATATGGAAAAAAGCATACTAAAGAAACTAAAGATAAAATATCTAAAGCTAGAATAGGATTTGTTGCAGATAGAGAAGTTGTAAATAGAATAGCAGACAAACTTAGAGGAAGAAAAAGAAGTCCTCATATAGGTATTGCTATAGCTGAATATAATTCAAAAATAGTGTTAGATACTCAAAACGGAATCTATTATAAAAATGCAAAAGAAGCAGCTCAAATTTTAAATATAAAATACGGCACTCTAAAATGTTGGTTAAATGGAAGTAGAAAAAATTCTAGTAATTTAATTTATGCGTAATGGATAAATCTAAAGAATTAAAATATAAAATTATAGCTGCTGGATATAAAGCTGTTGAAGAGCTTATAAAAATAGCAGAAGATATAATAATAAGAGGTGGAGATGACGACCTTTCATCTGATAAGTTAAAGAATGCGGCAGCTACAAAACGCTTGGCAGTGGAAGACGCTTTTCAGATACTAAATAGGATTGAAATAGAACAAGACAAGCTAAAAGAAGAAGTTACTATATCAGAACCTAAAATACAGGGATTTGCAGAAAAAAGATCTAAATAACTTATACACAAGGCTTAGCGACTTCCTACCTGCTAACACCATACACATGAAGAACAAGGCAAAGTCTTGGGCTTATGGTTATGACGAGAAGCACGACCTGGTTGTAATATCTAAGGACGGAACCATTGGTGACATATACGAGATAAATGGTCTCAATATAGCCCTACCATCCGTCCCAAAAGATGTGTATAAAAGGGACGAGAAGAAGGAGAACCAGTACTGGGAGCCAGCAGACTATCCAAGGGAGCTATCAAATATTAAGTCTATATTCCAGTGGCACACGATGTCAAAGGAGTTCAAGGCCAAGTGGGTTGACTACATAGAGGGTGAGTTTGACCGTAGGGAGAACGGATTCTTCTTCAAGAATAACGGTATCGATACGTATATAACTGGTTCTCAGTACATGTACCTGCAGTGGACAAAGATTGACGTTGGTCTTCCAGACTTCAGGGAGGCTAACAGGATATTCTTCATATTCTGGGAGGCATGCAAGGCTGACGACAGGTGCTTCGGAATGACTTACCTAAAGATCAGACGTTCTGGGTTCTCGTTTATGGGATCAAGCGAGCTGGCCAACATAGGAACACTTGCAAAGGACGCAAGACTTGGGATACTGTCCAAGACTGGTAATGATGCCAAGACAATGTTTACTGACAAGGTTGTGCCTATCGTGAACAACTACCCGTTCTTCTTCAAGCCTATACAGGATGGTATGGACAAGCCAAAGACAGAACTTGCGTTCAGGGTTCCTGCGTCCAAGATCACCAAGAAGAACATGTACGAGGATGGAGACGTTGAGATACAGGGTCTTGATACCACGATTGACTGGAAGAACACTGGAGACAACTCGTACGATGGTCAGAAGCTACAACTACTAATACATGACGAGAGCGGAAAGTGGCTAGCACCAGATAATATCCTGAACAACTGGAGGGTTACAAAGACCTGTCTAAGATTGGGTAGCAGGATCATTGGTAAGTGCCTAATGGGGTCCACTCCTAACGCGCTTGCAAAGGGAGGGTCAAACTTCAAGAAGCTGTACGAGGACTCAAACATAAAGACAAGGAATAATAACGGACAGACTAAGTCTGGTATGTACTCGCTGTATATACCGATGGAGTGGAACTTTGAGGGTTACATAGACCTGTACGGTATGCCAGTGTTCAGAGAGCCAGCAAAGCCAGTACAGAGTATAGACAAGTCAATGATAAGGACTGGTGCTGTTGACTACTGGGAGAACGAAGTTGAGTCACTAAAGGGTGACGCTGATGCTCTTAATGAGTTCTACAGGCAGTTCTCTAGGACAGAGTCTCATGCGTTCAGGGACGAGAGCAAGTCATCCATATTCAACCTTACAAAGATATACCAGCAGATAGACTACAACGACTCCCTTATAAAGGACAGGGTTCTGACACGTGGATCGTTCAGCTGGCACAACGGAGAGAAGGACACAAGGGTCGTGTGGACACCAGACACAAGGGGTAGGTTCCTAGTGTCTTGGATACCAAGCAACAATCTACAGAACAATGTCATCAATAAGAATGGTATGAAGTATCCAGGTAACGACCACATCGGTGCGTTTGGTTGTGACCCTTACGATATATCAGGAACTGTTGGTGGTGGTGGGTCTAACGGATCGCTTCACGGGCTTACCAAGTTCAATATGGACGATGCGCCTAGCAACCACTTCTTCCTTGAGTACATAGCAAGGCCACAGACCGCAGAGATATTCTTTGAGGAGGTCCTGATGGCGTGTGTGTTCTATGGCATGCCGATACTTGTTGAGAACAACAAGCCGAGGCTACTTTACCACCTAAAGAACAGGGGTTACAGGGGATTCTCTATGAACAGACCAGACAAGCATATCACGAACTTATCTAAGACGGAGAAGGAGCTCGGAGGAATACCTAACTCATCTGAAGACGTTAAGCAGTCTCACGCAGCTGCAATTGAGTCATACATAGAGAAGTACGTAGGACTGGACATGGAGGGTACGTACAGGGACTCTGACGAGATGGGGAGCATGTACTTTACTAGAACAATAGAGGAGTGGGCTAAGTTTGATATAAATAATAGGACAAAGTTTGATGCTGCAATTAGCTCTGGATTAGCTATAATGGCTAACCAAAAGAATGTGTATCTTACGGCAAAAAAAGAATCGAAATTAAGCATTACCTTTGCGAAATATAATAACAATGGCAGATATAGTGAAATTATAAGATAATGGCATATTTATATAGACATATCAGATTAGATAAAAACATGCCATTCTATATTGGAATAGGAGTAGATAGTAATTACTATAGAGCTAATTCTAAAAAAAGTAGAAATAATCACTGGAATAAAGTAGTTAATAAGACTGACTATGAAGTGGAGATACTATTTGAGCATGACGACTATAACTTTATAAAAGAGAAAGAAAAAGAATTTATATCTCTATATGGTAGAAAAGATACCAATAATGGGATGTTAGTTAATAAGACTGATGGTGGAGATGGTTGTTTAGGATTAATTCATTCAGATGAAGCTAAATTAAAAATGAGCATTCCAAACAGAGGTAAAATAATTTCTGAAGAACAAAAAAGAAAAGTTTCTGAATTTCATAAAGGAAAATTTGTAAGTAAGGAAACAAGAATAAAAATTTCAGAAGCTAATAAAGGAGAAAAAAGTTCAAAATACGGTAAAACTATTTCTGAAGACACTCGAAAAAAAATGATAAGTTCTGCGAAAAGAGGTTCTGAAAAATTTTCTTCTAAATTAACTGAAGAAGATGTAATATCTATTAGGAAAATATATGAAAATAAAGAACATTCTCATTCTAAATTAGCTAAAATTTACGGAGTGTCAAAAAATAATATAGGATCTATATTAAACAGAAATACTTGGAAACATATATAAATGAAAGAAGTAAAAATAAACATACCTGCTACATCATTTCCTGATCAATTTGCTTCAGATAAAGAAAAAGAATCTTATGAATATGGATTGAGAATTGGCGGTTCTATCCAATACGAGTGGTTCAGGAAAGACAATAATAACTCAAGATTCTACAATCAGTGGGGTGACTTTCATAGGCTAAGGCTATACGCCAGGGGCGAGCAGTCTGTGGCTAAGTATAAGAACGAGATGGCTGTGGACGGAGATCTAAGCCACCTGAACCTGGACTGGACTCCAGTACCAATCATACCTAAGTTTGTTGACGTTGTTGTCAACGGAATGAATGACCGACTATTTAAGGTAAAGGCATACGCACAGGACTCCATATCATTACAGAAGAAGTCTAAGTATCAGGACATGGTACAGGCGGACATGCTGTCAAAAGATATTTTAACTGACATTAAGAATAACCTAGGTGTTGACGCGTTCGACACAAACCCTGACGAACTTCCAGAGAATGACGAGGAACTTGCTCTATATATGGAGCTTAAGTACAAGCCAGCTATAGAGATCGCAGAGGAGGAGGCTATCAACACTATACTAGATCAGAACAACTACAACGAGACACGCAAGAGGGTTGACTACGACATAACTACACTAGGAATTGGTGTTGTTAAGCACATGTTCCTTCCAGGAGATGGGGTTAGAGTTGAGTATGTAGATCCAGCAAATATAGTTCACAGCTACACAGAGGATCCGAACTTTAAGGACTGCTTCTACTGGGGAGAGATTAAGACCGTCCCTATAACAGAACTTGTAAAGATAGACACCACTCTTACTAATGAACAACTTGAAGAAATTTCTAAGTATAGCCAGGCTTGGTATAACTACTACAGTTCATCCCAGTTTTATAGCAACAGCTTGTTTAACAATGACACTGCTACGCTGTTATATTTCAACTATAAGACGACCAAGAGGATAGTATACAAGAAGAAGAACCTTGAGAACGGGAACTTCAAGATAATAGATAAGGAGGATACATTTAACCCACCTCAGGAGATGATGGACGAGGGTAACTTCGAGAAGGTTGAGAAGACTATCGACGTGTGGTATGATGGTGTTATGGTAATGGGCACTAACATTATGTTAAAGTGGGAGCTATCTCGTAACATGGTTAGACCTAAGTCAGCATCACAGCACGCTATGCCTAACTACATTGCAGTTGCACCAAGGATGTACAAGGGAGCGATAGAGTCTCTTGTTAAGAGAATGATTCCATTTGCTGACCTTATACAGGTTGTACACCTTAAACTACAGCAGGTTATATCTAAGGTTGTACCTGATGGGGTGTTCATTGATGCCGATGGTATTAACGAGGTAGACCTAGGAAACGGCGGTGCATACTCACCAGAGGACGCACTTAGACTGTACTTCCAGACTGGTAGTGTTATCGGTAGGAGCTACACAGGAGATGGCGAGTTCAATAACGCAAGGGTTCCGATACAGGAACTTAACTCAAACAGTGGACAGGCCAAGATATCTAGCCTTGTTGGAAGCTATAACCACTACCTAGGAATGATTAGAGATGTTACAGGTCTTAACGAGGCTCGTGATGGTTCTATGCCAGATCCTAACTCACTAGTTGGTGTACAGAAACTTGCTGCACTTAACTCAAACACAGCCACAAGACACATACTAGAGTCTAGCCTATATATTACTAAGACATTATCTGAAGCAATATCTTGTAGGGTTGCAGACATACTTGAGTACTCAGACTTTAAGGAGGAGTTCATCCTCCAGATCGGTAAGTACAACGTGAGTATACTTGAGGACATCAAGGAGTTGCATATATACGACTTTGGAATATTTATAGAGGTTACACCAGATGAGGAGGAGAAGGCTCAGCTAGAGGCAAACATTCAGATGGCACTATCTAGAGACTCGATATACCTTGAGGATGCGATAGATATCAGGGAGATTAGAAACCTTAAGCTGGCTAACCAGTACCTTAAACTTCAGAGAAAGAAGAAGGAGGATACAATACAGAAGAACCAGCAGGCTCAGCAGGAGATGCAAGGTAAAATTCAACAACAGTCACAGCAGGCAGCCGCTCAGAGTGCGTTGCAGGCAATACAGGCAGAGACACAGTCTAAGATGCAGATCAAGCAGGCTGAGGTTGGCTTTGATATTGAGAAATTGAAGCAAGAGGCACAGCTTAAGATGGAATTGATGAGGATGGAGTTTGATTTGAATATGCAGCTTAAAGGTATAGAAACAGAGCAGATGAGTCAGAAGGACACGCTTAAAGAGAAGGCAAAGGATAAGAGAATAAGCATACAGAACACACAGCAGTCAAAACTAATTGATCAACGTAAGAATAATCTTCCACCAGTAAACTTTGAGTCAAACGAGGACAGCTTGGATGGTTTTGATATGGCTGAATTTGAACCAAGATAAATAACTAACTTTGCAAAAAAAATGAAGACAGCAATCTGGCAAAGAAAAGAGGGTAAGTCAGCAACTGGAGGATTAAACGCTAAGGGTGTTGCATCCTATAGAAAAGAGAACCCAGGAAGCACTTTAAAAATGGCAGTAACGAAGAAGCCATCTGAATTAAAACCAGGTAGTAAGGACGCAAATCGTAGAAAATCATTCTGCGCTAGAATGTCTGGAATGCCAGGACCAATGAAGAAACCAAACGGAGAGCCAACGAGAAAGAAGCTAGCACTTCAAAAGTGGAATTGCAGTTAAAATAGAATTATTAAATAAAAATCAAATCAAATGGAAAATTTCACAGTTAGGGATGCAGGCATCTCTGAGCAAAAGTCTATTCAAGAGGTAGAACAACAGTTGTTAGATCAACACGAGGAAAAGATTACCCAGAGTGTTCAGCAGGAGGAGCCGATCATTGTCAATGAACAGGCAGGTGAACTGAAGGATGAGGATGTACTCTCGTACATTAAGAACAGATACAATAAGGAGGTAACATCAATTGATGAGTTATTTCAAAAGAGAGAAGAGGCAGAGGAGTTACCAGGTGACGTTTCTGCATACTTCAAATATAAGAAAGAGACTGGACGTGGAATTGAAGACTTTGTTAAGTTAAACAGGGACTACAGCTCAATGGATTCAGACTCATTGTTGGCAGAGTACTACTCACAGACAGATGAAGATCTAGACGCTGAGGATATCGCTTACATGATCGAAGATAAGTTCTCGTACGACGAGGATCTAGACGATCCAAAGGATATCAAGAAGAAGGAACTCGCCAAGAAGAAAGAGCTTGCTAAGGCTAAGAAGTACTTTGACGATTCAAAGGAGGCTTATAGGATACCAGTTGAGTCAGCTGGAGGTCTTGTCTCTGAAGATGAGAAGGAGACTTACAACGCCTACAAGAAATACGTTCAAGACTCACAGAGTCAACAAGAAGAAAATTACAGAAAATCTGAATATTTTCAAAAGAAGACGGAGGAGCTTTTCTCTGATGATTTCAAAGGTTTTGATTTCGTTATAGGAGATAAGACAGTTAAGTTTTCACCTGGAGATGTTAGAGAGACTAAGAAAATTCAATCAGATGTTTCAAACTTCATATCTAAGTATATAGATGCAAATGGAATGATATCTGATCCTGTTGGTTACCACCGTTCATTAGCAGCTGCTATGAATCCAGAGAAGATGGCCACGTTCTTTTACGAACAGGGCAAGGCTGAAGCGTTATTAGATAATGCAAAAAAAATTAAGAATATTGATATGGATACTAGAAATGTACCACAGTCAATCAGCCAGTCAGGATTTAAAGTTGTAGCTAGCGATAGTGGAAGTGGACGAGGACTAAAAATAAAAAGTAATAGGAACAATTAAAACACAAAATCATGGCAGCAGAAGTAGCTAGTACCCCAGGGTACGCATTACAACCAAGTGCAACGAGACAAACTCTTGCAACAAATTACATCACTGACTTCAACTTTTTGAA